CTACATAAGACTTAGTTGCTGCATCTGTATTAGCAGATGGAGTTCCAAGACCTGTAATCTTGTATGTTCCAGCAGCTAGATCAGAACCCAAGGTTCCAGATGTAATAGTCTTAGATGTAAGAGTTGATGCAACGCCATCAAGGGTTACTGTGCCAGTTGCATTAGGAAGGGTGATTGTTCGATCTGCTGTTGGATCAACTACTGTAAGCGTAGTCTCAAATGTGTCGTTAGTTGCACCTTCAAAGTCAATTCCACTTGAAGCAATAACTGCACCAGAGATAATTTTATTTGTAAGGGTTTGTGAGTCAGATGTTCCGACTACATCACCAGTAACACCGTGAACACCGGATGTTGTAGGTGAAGCAACAGATCCAACATGGGCAGAGAATTCATTAAAGTCTTGACCAGAGACCACATGGCGAACCGTAGCTCCAGCAGAGTGAGCAACATTTGTAGTGTTATCTTCTCCACGAGCAACAGTAAGAGTAGTTCCGCCACCGGATGCAGTTACTTTTACAAGTTCTTCTTTATTAGTATCTGGATCAATAACAAGTGTGTATGGATAATTGCTAGGAAAACCTGTTACTAAGTCAAGGGTGATAGATGTAACAACGCTATCGATACCTGTTGATAGCGATGCTTGCTTTGCGGTAGAGGCGTAATATCTTTTCTGGGCCATTGGTTACCTCGTGTAATGTAGTCGTGGTGGGTATAGATCTCGGAGATTTGCTGCTTCTTGTTGCAAGCGTTGCTGGTATAGACCAAGGTAGAAACGAGCAACAGATGAACCAGAACCAATAGGCTTTGATTGATCTAACATATCCGCTTCTACTGATTGTGCAGGAACTCGTGCAGCATCGATTCCAACAATTAGACGGGCAATAGCTCCATAAGTAATTAGATCAACTGTAGTAGCTGGTAATCCAGTAACAGTTTCAAATATGTCTGTTCCGCTAGATAGAACCGTAGGTGCCTTTGCATAAATAACTTGAACTGTTCTTCCGGGATCTATGCCATCAAAGATATTGATTGATTTGCCATAAGCAAATGAAGTTGTATTAGCTGTTTTGTCTATGTCATATCTACGGACATTGAGCCACTCCTTGGTTGAACCAAGGGTCTTCCACTTAACATTGAGAACATAGTCAACGGCTGCCGGTAATTGGTAAGTAGTCACGGCTGAGTTAAAGGAGAATGTGTATGTGCCTACCCCAAAGAGGTTTGGGTAGACCCCTTGAATAGTGTCATTGATGGCCTGTTTGACCATGAATCGTGGGTAAGTAGGTGCAATCACAACCTTGGTCTGGTTGGCTGCTGTAGAGGCTGTGGTGCCTCTAAATGCCCTACCCCACGGGGCTAGGTAAACCTGCTTGGTGAGGTTGTCTGTACGGTCTACATACATAAGCTCATCGCCTACCTCAATAAGACCTCGACCCATTTGGGCAGTCTCATTGACCACAAAATCTGTGGCTGTAGTGGTGGCAATGCCACCAGTCTGATTGACCCATGTGGCTGTTTCCTGCTGGGATCCATAGTTCTGGATCTGGCCAAGGACTCGTTCTACTAGGGCATTAAATGTAGTTGTCATGAAGTCCTCGCTCTTAGGGCTGCGGCAGCAGCCTTATCAGTAGTGCCACCAAGTTGATTACAAACACCACGAAGGTCTTTGTAAGCAGATCTAGAGTTTCCGGCTTTAGAATTCAAGGCACCAACAACACTAAGTCCTGTGGTTCCAGCAAAAGTGTTTGCAGCCTGAGCTGCACCAACATATGACTGAATAGCAGGATAGGTGCCACCATTGGCAAGACGATTAAGTTCTGCTTGAAGTGTGCTTCCATTGGTACCAAGTGCCATTACTTAGCCTTTCTCTTTGCTGCTGCGTTATCTACAAGATTTGGATAAGGTCTTCCGGCTTTCTTAGCAGAAGCTTTAGCCTTTGATTTCTGTGCAGGAGTTAATGGGGTAGATTTTTTATTAGGATTCTTTGTATCCCAAAATGCTTTCTTCTTCATTTTTTACCCTTGTTTCTTTTAGATATTGCTGCTGCTTTCTTTTTAGCATCAGCCTTTGATGATGCACCCCATGCTTGAAGTGATAAAAGCAAACGAGTTGGTTCACCATTAGGCTTGCGTTCTGGGCCGGGGTTACCACCTGCACGAGCAAGGTAACTTGCTCTGCGTGGGTTATCACCAGATTTAACCGGAGCCTTTAAGTTCATTCCTTGTGCTTTAGCAGAGGCACGACCTTTAGCGTTGAGACCACCCTTAGGGTTCTTGCCCTCTTTGCGTTGCCACGCTGGAGTCTTTGCCATTTACTTCTTCTTACCCATTTTCTTATTAGACATCTTTGCCTCAGATAATGCAATAGCAACTGCTTGCTTTCTATTAGTTACTACTGGGCCCTTTTTAGAACCTGAGTGAAGGGTGCCGGTCTTAAACTCGTGCATTACCTTCTGAACTTTCTTTGAAGCTTTAGAAGGTTTTTTCATTACTTCTTCTTGCCCATTTTCTTCATTGAAGAATTCTTCATCATTTTCTTACCCATCATGTGCATACCTGACTTCATCTCTTTGGCTTTCTCGCTTTTTGATTCACCAGATTTTAATTCTTTAGCCTTCATAGATTTAGATTCTGTTTTTTCGTATGCTGCATACGCTGCCTTCTTTGATACTTTCTTTGCTGCTGCCATTTGATTCTCCCTTTGTGTGATTACTTTGACTTTCCCACCGGTGTTTATATCAAACGAGATGGAAATCTCTATTGCTTTGCGAGCCTCATTGGCTGCTGTTCTTGTATTCGTTGGAGATATAGATGCTCTAGCCAATGCACCAAGTGCATACGAGCTACCGGATCCAACTCCATAGATACCACGATCATCTCTTACCCAAGAAAAGTCATTATCAATTTGATAAATCTTTCCTCGAAGGCAGATCAATGCATCAAAACCTGAACCATCTTTGAGATCATTATCAGCGTTGCGTGGCGATGGATCGTATCCATAATCGACATAAGCTCGCTTAAGTGATGGCAGTAAATCTGTCATCATAAATTTATCTAAGTTCACACCTCGTGGAATCTTAGGAGCATTCCAACTGTGTAGGGCTATATCCCCGGCGATTGCATCGCCAGCAAAGGCAAATACATACTCGCCTTTTTCTACTACCTTCTCCATACCAGAGGCTATGAACTTCTGATCTCCACCAACTATCAAAGAATCTGCTGCAATTAAACCCCAACCCTTACCTTGGATTCCGATAATGGTTGTCATGCTTATTCCTTAAATGAGTTAGTAGTTGAGTCGAATGCCTTACCGGCAATGTTACTTAACTCAACAGCTCCACGAATGTCCTTCATGTTAGTTGTTGCTGGTTCTATGCCTTGGTCTATCGCTGACTTGTAGGCATTTAATTCTGCATCCCATTTCTTCTGAGACATCTGCTTTGAGCTACCGGCATCACCAACGGATAGTTGTAATCCCGATGCTCTGAGGCAATCTCCCCAATTTTCATGATCTTGAGTAGGGCATCCAGTTCTGCAACTCATCAGACAACCTGTACTAAAAATCCATCATGTGCAGCATTGGATGCTGTATCTGCTTCTGCTTGTGTCTTAATAACAAAACCCTGCCCAACAAGAACATTCTTTATTGTTTCGCTAACAATATGATTGCGACCACCAAGGAACACATAATCAGCAGCAGCCATTTCATCTTCCGATATTGCACGAGCTAAGGATAAAACACCGTCTTTAATAACGACTGCTTCGCCACGCTGAGAAACAACTCTACGCCACCACCTGTCTTTGGATGGAAATCCTTCCATCACCTGTGGTGTATAAAAAGTATATGTAGCCATTTCTCTCCTTTAGTAGAGAGGGGGCAGGTTGCCCCACCCCCTCAACTAATTAGCTCCTATTAGAGAGCTGAACCGCCTGTTTCCAAGCGAACTACTGATGCATCACGGAAGATGCCCCAGCCGCCGAAGTACTTCCAGCCAAGGGCTGTCTTACGGCGTAGGTAGTCAATCTGAGGAGCTATGACAGTTTGTACATCATAAACATTTGCCTCAAGAAGAGCTTCCTTACCAACTGCGATTGCCTTGTAGACAGAAGCAGATGATGCACCTTCAGTTGTGACAGGTACACGAGATGTCTGAACAACTTGGAATCCTTCAAGAACACCAATGGTGCCTGTAAGAAGGTTGCCAACATTTTCAGTTGTGTATTTGTGGATGTCCACAAATCCGCCTGAACCAGTCTCTGCCCGAAGGTCATAAGCTTGGCGTGGGTGGATGAACAATGTGTAGAGATCTCCAACGCGAGGTTGTGAGTTGGCCTCTAGAAGTGCTGTCTGTGCCTTGCGAAGCATAGCTGTCGATAAGACATCTGTTGCTGTCAAGGTAGCAGTTGTTGTACGGCTTCCGCCGTACTTAACTACAGTTCCACCGATTAGGGCAGAAGCGACAAGCTGATCCAATGTATCTGCTGCGTTGTAAGCAATCGCATCAGCAATCATGGTGTCGATAGAAGAGAATGAGGCCATGTTGACCTTCTCTGTCTGCTCAACAGCATTACCGTATTCAGTAACTGTGACTGAAATCTGTGATGGGTTTGCTAATGCAACAGGAGTTACATCAGATGTTTCTGTTAAAGCTGTGGTTGCTGCTGACAAGTTTGCATATAGTGCGAACTTGAGAGTAGTTCCCGGGTTGGTTAGAGATACTGGTCGTAGATCAGCAACTGAACGCATGACAGGTAGGGAGCGGAGTGCAGCTCTTACATATGTGTCATATGCATTGACTACTAAGTTGCCAACACCAGAGATTTGAGTGGTTGCCATTTAAGGTAACCGCCTTTCTGAGTTAGTACCCAGCCTTACCAAGATCTGCAAATAACGCCTTCAATGCATCTGGCCCTTTAGTAGCGGCCTCATCCATCTGGGCTTGAATCATCTGTTCACGATCGGCACTAATTCCGCCATCAATAGTTGATTGAGCCTTCTTGTAGTTCTCTGCAAACCCTTCAGGTAAACCTGAGTTAGGTTGGTTGGATGGCACACCGAATACATCACCGTATTCTGTAAGCCATGACGACAACGAATCCTCCGTGAGGTCGATGTCCTGCGGAATGAAAGCCGAAATCTTCGGGTTCACTCCTCGAGCCGTGAGGACTTCTGAAATAGTCCGGTCTCTTTTATCTTTACGCAAACTTAAAAGCTCTTCCTGAATTTCTTTCAGTTGCTTTTCTTTTGCCTTATTGGCCTTGCGTAGTTGACCGAGAACATCATTCGATTCCGTATCGAAATCATCCTCATCGTCTTCGTAATTGGACATTTGTCCTACTCCCTTTTCTATGTTAGTCGCTGGCCACAATGCAATCGGGGATGTGCATCGGCTCCAACTTCCGGTCTTATACTCATCTCAAGTTCCGGCGATCCAAGAGACGGAGTGGGTGTTCAGGTCTTGAACCTGAATGACTGCCAGTCACCCTATTTATTAAATTACGCCTAAAGTCTTTGTTCCAAGTGCTGAACGACCAATAGCACTTGTTCCACCAAAGGCTGCTGCACCAGTTGCCTGAATACGAGCTGCCTTCATCTGTGCTGCTACATCTCCACCAAACTCAGCAGAGATTGCTTCTTGGGCCCCATAACTTTCGCCATAGATCTGCGCCAATGCACCAGTAGTTTGAAGATCTTTTTGAACCTTTGAATAGGCTTGGCGTTGTTGACCATAGGTCAAGTTACCTGCACCGTATTGCTGACCAATGCCAGCTTGTTCTTTAGTTAGCCCTGAAATAAGGGCTGCTGCTGTATTCATATTCTTACCAGCAATAGATTCAAGGATTGGTTGACCCTTAGTTGGATCAGCAAAGTATGCTGTCAAAGCTTCATCGCCAATACCGTATAGGTCTTTAAGTTGACCACGAATACCCGGATCTGTTGATTTAACAAAATCGCTATAGGCTTGCATGGTATTAGCAACATCTGTCACATTGTAATTATTTTTTAAGAATGTTTGGAAATCTGTTGTTTGGTCATAGAAACCTTTTGGAGCATTATATGCTTGCATTGTCTTCTGGTACTCATCTTCCATACCAACAATGGTCTTCTCATCTAATGCCTTAAATCCATTGGCTAGACGATCTTCATTGACTTTACCAAAGCGATCATAGTAAGACTTGGTATTGATAAGTGCTAAATAGAATCCTTCTGATGAGGTAGGGATTTCGTCAAATGCTTTACCAAATCTATCTTTACCTGTGCCATTATAGATGTTAACAATTTCTTGTCCAAGCTCGGCCATACCTGCTTGGGCAAAGCGTTCTTTGGTAATCTCAAATGCTGACTTACGCTGGGCGTTAAGGGCATCAGTTTTGGCTTGGTTCTGTTGATCCTGAAGTTGCTTAAGAAGAGCTGCATTATTGTCAGCCATCATCTTATTTATTTGATCTGTAGTAAGACCGGGTTGGGATTTAGTTCCTGTAATCTCAGATGTTCCATCTGAATAAAATGTTGTAAATGTTCCATCACCATTGGCAGCAATTCTAGTTACGGTTTTACCTGTTGATGTTTTGGTTCCAGTAATTTCAGTAGTGCCATCGCTGTATGTAACCGTAAATGTGCCATCACCATTAGGAACTGTAGATACTACAGTTCTACCAGCAGCAGCTCCAGCAACTGGATCGTATTCACCAGTTAATGGATTATATTTGAATGGAGCAGTTGGGTTTACAGCAGTTCCAGATTCATCTACATATCCAGTAGCAGTACGAGTTGAACCTACTGGAATTGGCCCAGTAAACATTCCGTTGGCTGGGTTTCCTTCAGTAAGACCAGTTGGAGTTCCAGAAGCCTTAGCAACACCGGCAGCAGTAGATGTATCTACAATTCCACCAGCACCGGAAACAACACCACTAGCTGCTGGAGTCTTAGTAGGGATTGCTACAGATGAACCATTAAAGATTGCTGTTTGACCGGCTTCAACACGGGCTGCAATAGTGGCATTGCGTGGGTCAGCAAGAATTGCTGAGACTGTAGTTCCGTTTGCCTTAGCAATACCGGAAAGCGTATCTCCAGATTTTACTGGAACTTTAGCTGTTTGTGCCATTACCCGATTACTCCGAATCTGCTAAATACATCTAGCGTTTTTGAATCTAAGTTTTGTCTAGCGTTAGATGTATATTGCCAACGACTATCCTTGTATAGATTTTGTTCAAACTCCCACAACGGTGTTACTGCTGTGGTTGTCTTATCTCCTACTGTTGTAGTTCTGCCCATCATTGCCTTACGGATAGTTGGATCCTCAAGATCCAATGACCCTTCAGGAATCTCAAGGATTCTTTGAACTGCTCCGATATAAGGACTTGCGATAGATAGAACTGACTCACCATTCATAATACGATCTTTGAATGCTGGGAATAGTTTGACTGCTTCATTGCGAAGATTCTCATCAATAGCCTCAGTAGAGGTATCTCCTAGATAAGCCATTTGACCAAGGTTTGCAGCAGACTCAGCAGTAAGGCTTAGACCGTATTGCTTATACTTTGTCTTAACCATTGTGATGTTAGAAGCAATAGCCATCTGGACATCTGGTTGTGCAAGGTATTGTGGGCTGTGCTTTACCTTCTTATCAAAATCTCCAAGACTTGTTGATGATTTGAATATTGTCTGGAAGCTTTGATCTGAAATCTGGAACTGAGAATTAGATAACTTCAAAGCCTTCTTGTAAGTATCAATAAAATCTGAAGCAGCAGTCTGGAAATCTTGACCTGCTCGCATGAGCCTTGCTACATCTGGCTTAGTGGTATCTAACTGATAATCAGAGATAGCCTTTAGGCGAAGGTCATATGAGACTTCTTCGATTGTCTTTACCTTACCAAGGATCTGGTCACGGTATGAATCGGTAGTTGCTTGATCTAGTTTAAGACCATTGCCAATAGCGGCTGCACCAATGAGTGAATATGTGCGTTGGTTTACATCTTTATACCAAGCAGTATCACGAAGATATGGTGCAACTACTGTATCAAAATCTGCATTCTGTTGAGCAAAAGTTATTAACTTATCGTAGATAAGAGTCTTATACTTTCCATTTTCTGCTGTCTTAAAGTAATCAAGCAGGAACTTGCTTCCATATGTTCCAAGTGATTCTTGTTGCTTTGCTGTAAGAGTTCCACCCTTGGCTGCTGCGGCATCGGCCTTTGCCTTAGCGGCTGCATCTGACTTTACTTTAGCTGCTGCAATCTGTTCTGGAGTTTGAGCTATCTTTCCAGTATCTCCAACTTTAGCACTAGCATCAGCAGACCCAACAACTTTTTCTGCAATAATCTTCTTACCTGTTGCATCCCAAGATCCAGTAGGAGATGTCCATCGAGTATTAGTTGCATCGTATGTAGCATCAGTTGGAACGCCCTTAGGGCGAGGTGTGGTTGCTGGGTTAGCACCGGCTTGATATTGATAATCAAATACATTACCACTTGGAGTTCCACCAGTAGAAGCAGTTGTTTTCTTTGCGGTTAATTTTCCAGAGTTATCTACTTCGTATTTCCCAGCACCAAGATCTGTTGCTTCTTGATAGGCAGTCTTTTGAGCATCAAGGGTTGATTGATAACGCTTTGCGTAATACTTGAGATCTCGTTCTTGTGCTGTAGATAGAGTGCCACTGATTGCTTGATCGCTTAAAATTTGTTTAATTCGTACTAGATCATCATCTATCGATGTCTGTAATCCTTCAGCATACTTGACACGCTGTTGAGCGGTAAGTTTGATTCTTTGTTCAGCAGCATTAGCAGACTTGATTTTATCTGCTGCTGCCTTGGCAGCATCTCTAGTTGCTTGTGCTGCTTTAGCATTGGTTAAGGCATCAGATACTAGCTTGGATATATCTGGATTTTTAGTTTCAGCCATTATTGTCCAGCCGCCAATCTAGCAATGCCGTTTGCATAAGAATTAAATTTAATGTTAGTTGCCTCTGTATTAAGTGCCTCATCGGATCGAATAGCCTGTTCCACTACTTCTCCTCTACCACCCAATGTTCCGCCACCAGTTGAAGATACATTGTATGAATTAGTACCAGTCTGTGTTTGAGTTGTTATTGAAGGGTTTGCTTTTTCATACTTTGTGATAGCAGCAGTTAGATAGTTCATATCTGACTCGGATGGATCTCTGCCAAGTAAAGCTCTGGCTCCGGCTCGTGCAGCATTCCGTGCAGTTGCTGGATCAGATAGGTTTACGGAACGAGTTGTAGTTGTGGTTCCTGCTCCACCACCACCTGATGCAATACCCTTGACAACTTCTTGCCAAGTAGCACCAGCAGCATTGGCATCTTTAAGTAAAGAAATCATTGCTTGGTTATCTGCATCAATCCAGTTGGCTGTTTGATAGTTAGACTTTGATAAGTAATTGCCTTGTACCAGCAATGCTTTGATAGCATTTTGATCTGGAAGTGTTGCAAATTGAGGCTCTGTAGAACGGATAATTCCAATAGTCTTTAGCGTTGGATCATAAAGTGCTGTTTGAAATGCACCAGTAATCGTAGTTTTCTTACCATTGGCATCAGTAAATGTTTGTCCGGGTCTCCATACATTTGTTCCCTTTGCTGTAAAAGAAGAACCAGTTGATCCTGCGGTTGGCAAAGAGGCAACGATGGCATCTTGACGAGCCTTAAGTTCGGCTGCTAGTCGAGCTTTCTTTTGTGCTTCTGTCTCTGTTGCCATTATTGGTTTCCTGTTTCTGTTGCAAATATACGCCAGTACATAACACTAAACTCTGGATAAGCAGCAATCACTTGATATGCTGCATTATCTAGCCATTCTGCTATAGGTTTAACTGAAACACCTGTAAGGGTTTTGTATCCAGATTGTGCTGCTGCATCTATTGCTGCCTTGCGATACTGCAAGAATTCTGCAAGACCTTTACCTGATTCAGTAGCTGCAAACTTATCGTTACTTAGAGCTGCTGTTACTTCCTTAAGCAATGTCTCACGAGGAACACCTGCTGATCGATAATCAGGTTGACCACCAAAATCACCATCTAATGTTTCCTTGCGACTTTGATACATAGCATGGGCATCTTTAGGATCTGTACCCTGCATGATTGCAGTTGCTTCATCTGACTGAAGCTTTGCTTTACGGGCTGAGTAAACATAACGGGCTGCTTCAGCCATCATGTCAGCAGGGGATAACTTGAAACGCTGTCCTGTCTGCTCTTGCCATTTAGCAAACTCTTGCGAGAATTGACCACCGGGGAAAAACAAGGAGAATGCATTCTTGTATTGAAGTGCATCATCTCTATTGTTGAGATAGAAATTCCATGCTTCGCTAGTCGGTTGAACTCCACCACGAGATCCAGATACCAAAGCAAAGAGGGCTGAATCGCCATACTTCTCTGCCCACTTAGCAATGGATACTGCATAGTTATCTGGGTTGTTTGCACGAATCTGTAAGAAGTCATTCATCATCAATGCCTGAACATGGAAGTCACCAGTCTTATCTTTGGCAAGGATATTTGGTGCAATAGCACCGGGTGATAAGTTGGCAAAGATTCCACGCCATAGGGCAAGGACTCGATTGAGTTTTCCTGAGTCTTCAAGAAGCTTCTGTTGGTTAGGGCCATCAAGTGGGAACTCACCATACTTACCAGTAGTTGCAAGGTAAGTCATAATTGGTCGAAGGGTAGAAAGGTTCTTAGCTTCGTATGAGTTAATACCTAAACCATAAAGAAGTCTTTGGGCCCAAGCTGGAGTAAATGATTCTACTATTCCAGTCTTTGAGTCTGGGGCCCCAAATGGATAGATGATGTTACGGAGTTGATCCGCAATCCAACCATTTTGATTTTGAACAACTTTACCAACGGTAAGTTGAATACCCGGCCCAACACCCGGTAACAATTCGTTACTGAATGCAAGGTTCAAAGATGGAATTGAAAGTGATGTAGGCATACCGGGAACTTTTTCACCAGCAACGGTTCCAAGCATTCCACCAAGAATGTCACCAACAAATGGCAAAATCATACGAGGATCTCCATATGTTGGATCCTTATAGATAAACCCTTGACCCGGATCATTCCAGTTGTCATTAGTCCACTCGTAGATAACGCCAGTCTCTGGATGAGTTAAAAATTCAAAAGCATTAGCTGCCTTATAGGTACGGGCTTTGCCTTGAAGCTTAAAGGTATTAGTTACATCCTTAGCAACTAGCTTGCCCCACACATCTATAGTGTTAGCAAATGCTCCAATGAATGGTGCAACCATACGCAATGCAACGGCATACTGCCTTTGTCGCATAGCATCGTAATAAAGTTTCTGAATTTTATCTGCTGCTAGATTACTTGCAACACCATGCATATCATCAACAGATAAACCACGATCATCTAATGTCTTAATTGCTTCACGCATCTTAGATAACGCTGGGTTGGTAAAGTTTGCAGGAACTCCAAAGATCTTAGTTCCGGAAAGTTCTTTCTCTGCAATAGGAAGAATCTTTTCAGCCTCTGCCTTGGACATAAGGTTGATGTGTTCACCAACTGAGTTCCAATATTGTTGGCGATACTCTGGGCCAAGTGCCATACGCTTTTCAACAGTTGCTGAGAAACGGAAGAACTTTGCTGCTGCTTTATCCCATGTGCTTTTTAATGCACCTGCTGTTTCATATGATTCGGCAGGAAGCTTGAGCTGACCAATAGCATTATCCACATTGACAACATCTGCATTACGATAATCTTTAAGGATACGAGATAGCCATACATCTTTAGCAGTATTGCCCTTAGGGTCAAAACCATTCTTACCCTTAAGTTTTTGTCCTTTGATGTCAACCATATGCTTTCCAGCAATGAAGTCACGGATCTCTTGGCGACCACCAGCAAGGTTATCAACACCTTTAACTATAATGTCCATATATTGAGATACTGCATCTTTAGCGACATTAAGATCTTCTGCATTGAAAATTGCATTGTGTTGTTGTGAGATGCCACCAAGTTGCTTGCGTAGCAAGTTACCTTGTTCTGTCTCAAACATAAAGTCTGTAATAATTTGTTTTTCATTGTTAGCCAATGTCAAACCTTGTGCTTCTTTCTTAGCAAGGAATGCTTTAGCTTCTGGGAACCAAGGCTTTAGTTTACCTGCGGCATCTCTGGATCCACCGTTAATTCCACCAGCCACTAAACGGGCTATAGTAGATTCACGATACTGCAAGATAGCACCAGCCCATGCACGGTTGAATTGCTTCTCGTCTTTGCCAATAAATCGCATTCCAGTAGGAAGCATTCTTTGACCTTGACCAACACCCATGCCATAGCTGCGAGACATCATAACTGCATACTTATCTGCATCAGATAAAGCTGCACCCTTGAAGCCATCAACATCTACTTGCTTGACCAGATCATCAAAGCGATTACCAAAGACTGTGTTATCAAATCTACTCATACGAGTTAGATACTTAGCCATTGCATTACCCTCTGGGTTGCCCATTGACATAGCAATGAATCTCAAAGGATGATTGAATAAAGTTGTTGATCCGGCAAAAAATGAACGAACCTGCATATCCATAATGTTTCGTTCAATATAAGATAGGCGACCTACAAGAACAGACTGCTTGAAGAATGTATCAAATAGTTCTGTGCTTACGGTTCTAAACTGTTGGGCCCCTTCAGATCTTGACAAGATGTTTCTTGTCTTACCTGTGAGCTGTCGCATGGCATTGGTATCAGGCCACTTGATATAGTTTGCAAGTTGTGAGTCAAGTAGTGGATCCAACTCTGAGACCGTGATTTTCTTTCCTGCGCTAATAACCTCTTGAACATCGGTTCCGTTACCAGCGACTTGAGCAAGAAATCTACGGTTTGCATCCTGTTCTTTCTTAAATACTCTTGCTGCACTCTCAAGCATCTTGCCTTGTTCTTCTGAAAGTTTAGGCATTTGTTCTTTGACTACAGATGTAATGGTGTCAATAAAGACATTGAATCTTTCAGTAGATGTCTCTGACTTCATCATGGCTTTGACTGCACTTGTACGAAGAGCTTCTGAAGCACCAATGAACGGGAGAACATCGTGCATCTGACGGACTAACTTATCTACATCATCAAGATGGATAAGATCTTTAGTAGGTGCCATGCGTGTGAAGATTGAATCATTTACTTTAGTAAGACCCTTTTCAACAAAAGAGTTAAGAAGGAATTTTTCTTTTGCTGCACGAGCAAGTTGAAGACTATTAGGATTGTAAAGTCCTGACTCAATCTTTAATGCACGAGACTGTGCAGATAAACCTAAACGAGTTCCAGTTCCGAGGTCTAAACCAATCTGACCTGCAAGGATCTGTAGAACTTCTTTCTCTGTTCCGGCAGCAGCTAGTTCCTTGGCAACAGCAACAGTTACCTTGCCATTCATTGCTTTCCATAGATCATAGTATTGATCTGGTGCATAGTGAGTAGCAATCATCTTAGATACATTGCGACCTAATGGGCCAAAGAATGCATCTGATGCTTTTTGATAATCAAGTATCTGCTTGCCAGCAATAGTGGTTAGACCAAAGTGTGATTCAGTTGCTAACTGACGGCGACCCATTGCTTCTTCTAATGCAGACTTTGCTTCTGCTTGAGTAGCTGCATGATCTTTAACAAACTTAAGATTAGATTGATAAATAGAATCATACTTATCAAATTCTTTTTGTGCTGCTGAAACAATCTTACCCTTTTCAGCAATCTGCTTATCTAGTTCAGCAATTTGTTCCATGACAGTTAAACGACCAGCAGCAGCACCTTCAGCCATGCCACCAACCTGTTGGGTAATTGCACCCTCAGTAGTTCCGGCTTGCTTTCCAAAGTCAAGAATATCTGGAGAGTTAATTGCATCTGCTTTGAAGCGACCAAAGTCGCTAAGCTTTGCTGCAAATGGATCTACAGTCTTTGGGAAGTAGGCGTATCCGCCACCACCAACACCACGAGTAGCACCTACCTGATCGAAACCTTGGATGCCAGACTTTTGGTAAGCCTGATAAAGATTATCAACGATACCAAGTTTGACTGCCGCATCGACTACTTCTCCATGCAATGCACCGGGTGTATCAATTACATCTAAAACCTTTTGAACCTTCTCATCAGCAACGCCAGCCTTAGATGCAATATCGATAAGGTTAGATCCAAGTTCATTACCAAGGCGTGTAGCCTGTGGGGAATCTCCAGCTTTAACAAGTGCTGACCAAGTTACCAATCGTGGCTTTTGTTTTGCAGCAACACGAACAACTAACTCATCAGTTCCCTGAAGACCTTGAACTGCTGGGCGATCACCCTTCTTAAGGGCAGCCTCTTCAGTTGTATGAATAAGTCCGGGAGCAAACTTCTCTTGTTGTGCAAGTGTTTCAGAAGTTTTTACAACTTCATCAAAACCTTTAGCATCTAAGATACCTTGAACTTCTGCTGCTCTACCAGCAGAGTTAAGCTCAAGACGGTGAGCCATAAGGTCTTCACCTTTACGCTTCTTACCGACTAATTCAGCAGATGTATTTCCCTCTTTCTTGAGGGCTGCAAAGAGTGTGTCTCTACGCTGGCTGAGTTCACCATACTGTGCATCAATCAAATCAGCTTGAGTCTTAGCAGTATGTGTTAATTCATATAGGCGATCCATCTCAGGCATGAGTTCTTCAACATCTGCTGCGTGTTTAGCTATGTCGCCTTCAAGCATTGCAATATCACCAGATGCAACTTTGGCATCTGCCATAGTTGCTTTGAGTTCACCAGCAATATCTTGACCTTCACGCAAGACATTCTTTACTGGTTGTGCCTTGGCTAATGCTGCGGCTGCTGCCGCTTTAGGGCCAAAGCGTAATGTAGCTCCAGTTTTACTGAGCTTGATTAAGCCAACTCCGGGAACATAAGTCAATGGATCTAATGCAAGGTTCATTACAAAACCTGCTGTTGCTTGGAATGTACGAGCAGCCTTAGATTCAGGATCTTCAAATAATGCTTGAGTCATGCCAGAGGCATAAGTCCAAGGGCCGCCATACTTCATCTTTGGCCCACCGGAAATTTGTGCTTTTAGTAATGCTTTACCTACAGCAGAGTTGGCATCTGTTCCAAGAAAGCCCGATCCAACATCTACTTTACCTGTTGTGAGCAATGATTTAATTGCTTGTCCTGATTGGGTTTCATCCCAAGTGTTAAAAAGATTAGGGGCCCTACCTGCTGCTATTTGACGGATAGATCCTTCGAGCAACTCGAATGGAGTAGTAAGTGCCATAAATGCTGTACGAGTAAGCGGAGCAAGGAAGTCAACAGGGGAACCTTTTGACACCTTATTAGCTTCTTTAAGTTTAGCTGCTGCTTGCTTAGCGGCTTCACGCTGAATATCTACAGATGATTGTGTATCAAGGGTTGCTGCTGCTGAAGAAGTTTGTTGATTAGGGCTGGCTCCAGCTTTACTTAATGCAAGTACAGTTCCTGCACCAGCATTAGGGTATGTCTTAGCCATGGTTGCAACCTGAGATGCAAATGCTGGTGTAAGCCATTTGTTGTTCTCAGTCTTACGCCATTGTTCATAAGCAGCAGTTCCTTCTTGAGGAATGCTTGCAATGTCAGAACCTAAGGATGTACCACTAATAGTGCCGCCAATTTTTCCTGCCATTTAGCGACCTTCAGATGTAAGTCTTTGAACTAATCTGGTTAGGTCTGGGTCTGGAAACATTCCGGCTAATGCACGAAGAGTTGCAGCAGTATCATCTGGTGCAGAAGGTGCAGTAGGTAAAACCTCAGGGCCAGCACCGGGGCCAAATGATGCACCGTGTGTGATCTCAGCATTCTGATCTGGATTAGGAGTGTTCAAATTATTTACTGGCATAGGCCTTGTTGCACCCATTGGGCCAGTACCTGCTGCTGGAGTTTCACTTGCTGCTAATGGTGCTGATGTTCCCATATTGTATGTGGCTTGTCCTTCACCATATGGCATACCCGGAACATATTGTGCAGCTTGACGACCATTGTAACCTTGTAGATCTTGTCGCTTAGAATATTGTGCAGGGCCAGAGACCGTTACATCAGCCATCTTTAGCCTCCATTTTCTCAATGTCTTTAGAATACTTCTCCCACATATATCGCTTCTTGGCTTCGTTAACCGAATGCGAGTGGATAACCTTAGTTATCAAGGAGAAAAAATCTGCGAATGAATAACTTATTTTATACAAAAGTTCTGCTACTGCGTAGATAAAATCTATTTTCTTAGCAGGGCGAGCCATAACGAACATATCATCTAGATCATCTAGATCATTGAAGTTATCTTCGTTCATAGCTCACCCCACTTAAGAATTGTTACTTAGCTTTCTTTCCTGCTGCTGATGCTGCTTTTCCGTTTGTTCCGAAAATACGCATTGCATTCTTACCTTTAGCTGAAGTCTTGCCAGTTGTTGGAGCAAGTACTAACGCCTTGGCTACAGCACCTTTTTTAGTTCCGAACATATTGCACCTCCCGATGCTTTTTTACGCTGCCCCACCGAGGGCTGCTAGTAGTTGTGCCATTTCTGGCCTTGCTCCACCGGGTGCTTGACCCGGAGGAATAGATGAACCGGCAGCCGGGGCCGCTCCCGGAATCCCCATGGGGGATTGCGAAGCACCGGGGGCCATCGCAGTCGCTGCCGGTTCTGCTACTGGAGCAAACGCTTTAGCAACGATTGTCTCCAATGCTTGACCTTTTTGCCGACCTTCGATGATGTCGGCAAGTCTTTTAACAGCTTCTGTTGGATCCCCACCTTGAGTAGCAAGCATTGGTATTGCATTTGCATACTGTGCAACGGCTGCACGGAGTGAGTCACGAAGTTCTTCGATGTCGATTCGTTGTTCTTCTTGAGTAACATTGATTGAGAATGGAAGGTTACGGCGTAGGAAATCACGAGATATGAGCTTGTCTCCACGAAGCTGCAATCCAAAGATTGCTGCACGGTTAGGATCAAGTCCAGCCATAAGTCCATATTGAACATCTACGGTGTAATCACCATTGATGTCACGAGCAGGAACATACTTAAGTTCATAAGGTGTTCCATCATCTGTACCACGGATTGTCTTTTGAGTAGATCCAAAGACCTTCTCATCTACACAGAATGCAATACCGATAAGATTGATAAAGAATCGAGCAAAGACAGCTTGTGCTGCTTTGATCTGTGAATCAAATCCACCCATAAGGGCTTGAACTCCACGGCCTGTAACGATAGATGCATCGATAGTTCCGGTACGACCCTCTGGATAACGAGATCCAGTACGAAGTTCACGGTCTAGGTTCTGTGTCTCAGCAAAGACTCCGCTTGGAAGTTCGATTGGAACTCTACGGATCTTCTCTGGAGTATTAGAACGAAGCAAAGCATCAGGGCCAAGGGTAAATTCTTGGACATCTGGTGGGATAGCGATAGGTGCATTGACAGATTTCTTTGCAGCTTCTAGTTGCAATAAAGCAAAACGAGCCTTAGCCATCTGAACAGGTAGCACATCATCAAACTGACCACGGGTTTGACCATCAACTGTTGGTCGTTCTGCAACATCTACAAGGACTTTACCTAGAAGATTAGGGGTAGAAGATAGAACTAAGTTATCAACCTCTGGAAGAAAGATAGTATCTTGTTCT